GCTTGGGTTACTGCCGTCGGCGCCGCCCTGAGCTAATCAACCTCTGGGGCTTCGGCCCCTGTTTTAAAGGAGATTGATTATGATGCAGACAGATGTAAAAGCCGCGCACCTTGACGCGAGCGGCGTTATTTTTGCTGGCCCTACTAGGGTTAAGGGGTACTCCATTTCCCCCGGAGGCACCGCTGGTGAAGTTGAGTTTTATGATAACGCGAGTGCTGCCAGCGGCACAATCCGTTTGACCCTAAACATCTCAACAAACCAAGCCCTTGACTCGTTGGCGATCCCGGGCGAAGGGATTAAATTTAACAACGGTGTCTATGTTTCGTTGCCCACCAACGCGCATTTGACAGTTTATTATGGCTAAGAAGACCCCATCCCTTGCTATCGGTCGTGGCGAAAAGCTGCCTGCTTCTAAGGGAGCGGGTTTGACTGCCAAAGGCCGTGCCAAGTACAACGCTGCAACCGGCAGCAACCTCAAAGCCCCGCAGCCGCAGGGTGGCAAGCGCAAGGATTCGTTCTGCGCACGCATGAGTGGCATGCCGGGTCCGATGAAAGACGAGAAGGGCAAGCCCACTCGTAAAGCCGCGTCACTGGCGCGCTGGAAGTGCTGATATGTCCCAGAACCACGACACCGTAAAGAACACGCTGGACATTCTGTCCGTGTTTGCCACGATTGGCTCTTTCTTGCAGATGCTGACACCTGTGTTCGGTTTGATCGGTGCTGTCTGGACCTTGATGCGTATTGCAGAGATGGTGACTGGCAAGCCTTTTGCGGAGATCATCCGCCGAAAGAAACCGGATGCCGAGCAGCAGTAAGAAACAACACGACTTCATGAATGCTGTGGCCCACAGCCCAGCATTTGCGAAGAAGGTAGGCGTCCCACAATCCGTGGGCAAAGATTTTTCTACCGCGGACAAGGGCCGCAAATTCAAAGAAGGTGGCGATATGAAAGAGTCCAAAGCAATGATGGCCAAAGAGGTAAGCTTCATGAAAAAGAAGGGCGCCCCCAAGTCGATGGTCAAGCACGAGATGGCCGAAGCCAAAATGGCCAAGGGTGGCATCGCCACTTCCTTGAAGGCGCATGCGTCGGCACCTGCGTCCAAGGCGCACGCTGGCATGAAATCCGGCGGCATGACCAAAATGGGTGCAGTCAAGACCAGCTCTAAGCCCGATGGCATCGCTGTCAAGGGTAAGACCAAGGGCACCATGGTCAAGATGGCCATGGGCGGTAAGTCCTGCTGATATGAGACCGTGCCGCGGTATGGGGGACATCGCCCCCTCCAAAATGCCCAAAGGCGTGCGTAAAGCACGCCGGGATGACACTGACTTCACGCAGTACGCTGAAGGCGGGAGCGTCAATGCGGCCGGCAACTACACAAAGCCCGAGATGCGCAAGCGGATTGTGAGCCAAGTCAAAGCCGCTGCAACGCAAGGCACCGGTGCCGGTAAGTGGTCGGCTCGTAAAGCACAGCTTGTGGCCAAGAAGTACAAAGCCGCTGGCGGCGGGTACCGGGGTTGACGTGAAAGCACCGCAAAAGTCGCTCAAGGATTGGACCGACCAAAAATGGCGGACCAAGAGCGGCAAGCCGTCGTCAAAAACAGGTGAGCGCTATTTGCCGGAGAAGGCGATAAAATCGCTCAGCCCCGCAGAGTATGCGGCAACGACCCGTGCCAAGCGTGCTGGTAAGGCGGCGGGCAAGCAGTTTGTAGCCCAGCCCAAGACCATCGCCAAAAAGACTGCGAGCTTCAGATGACAACTTCCGGTGTTGCAAACTTTAACGTCGATTTGACAGAAATCGTCGAGGAAGCGTTCGAGCGTAATGGCTCGGAGTTGCGTACGGGCTACGACTTGCGCACCGCTCGCCGGTCCCTGAACCTGCTGTTCGCTGACTGGGCCAACCGCGGCATCAACATGTGGACGTTTGAGCAAGGCACGCAGGTGCTGACCCCGGGCGTGGCCACTTATGAGCTGCCGGCCGACACCGTCGACCTCATGGAGCACGTCATCCGCACGGGCGCAGGCAGTGTCTCGACGCAGGCTGACCTGACCATCACACGCATCAGTGTTTCTACGTATGCCACGATCCCCAACAAGCTGACTCAGGCCCGCCCCATCCAGATTTGGATTGAGCGCTTGAACACGCCACGGTTCACGGTTTGGCCAGTGCCCGACAACACTCAGACCTACACGCTGGTGTACTGGCGTCTGCGCCGTATCCAGAACGCTGGTGAGGGTGTGAACACCATGGATATGCCGTTCCGCTTTATTCCAGCCATGATTGCCGGGCTGTCGTACTATTTGGCCATGAAACTGCCCGGGGGCATGGAGCGCCTGCAGGTTTTGAAGGCTCAGTACGACGAGGCATGGGACTTGGCCAGCTCTGAAGACCGTGAGAAAGCGGCCATTCGGTTTGTGCCGCGACGCATGTTCATCGGGAACGGAAGCTAAATGGCCAATCGGTTCGCATCGGGCAAGCGCGCGATCGCCATGTGCGACCGTTGCGGGCAGCAGTACAAGCTCAAGGACTTACGCACTGAGATCGTCAAGCAGCGTAAGTACGAGCTGCTGGTGTGCTCGGAGTGCTGGGACCCTGACCAGCCGCAGTTGATGCTGGGTACGTTCCCCGTGGATGACCCACAGGCTTTGCGCAACCCGCGCCGGGACACAACATACGTGACCTCTGGCATTGGAACCGACGGGTTCAACGGCGGGGGTAGCCGGGACATCCAGTGGGGGTGGGCGCCGGTAGGCGGCTCAAGCTTTTTTGACGCTGCGCTGACACCAAATAACTTGGTGGCTCAGGGTTTTGTTGGTACAGTCACCATATTGACGAATTAAGGAGTCCATCATGGCTTTTACGAAATCTGCTGACGGCATCGTGTCCAAAGGCAAAACCAAGGGTAAAAACCTTGGTGATAGCGGCCCTACAGTCGCAGCTCTGTCCGGCCGTGGCGGCAAAAGCGGCGGTGGCAAACTCAACGCCGACATGAAGACCATGGGTCGCGGTTTGGCTAAAATTGCAGCACAGAAGCGAGGCTAATCATGGCAACTTTCAGCAAAAAATTGATGGGCAAAGAAGTTGGCCAAGCCAGCGTCTACGCCAAGCCACACACCATGGACGGCAAGCCCGGCACTGGTGCCAAGGTCATGCAAGACCCCAACACTCTTGCTGCCAACAAGATGACCCGTTATACAGCGACCCCTCGCGTCAGCGATGGTGATCCCGGTGCTGACAATGTCAAGACCTCGGGCATCAAAATCCGTGGCACTGGCTGCGCCACCAAAGGCGTGATGGCTCGCGGCCCAATGGCGTGAGGTGACGGATGAACTACACCCAGTTGACCGCTGCCATCTGCGATTACACGCAGAACTTCGACCAAGACTTTGTTGACAACATCCCGGTGTTTGTGCAGCAGGCCGAGCAGCGCATTTTCAACACGGTGCAGTTCCCCTCAATTCGCAAGAACGTGACGGGCACGCTCACAGCAAGCAACAAATACCTGTCCGCCCCGGGCGACTTCTTGGCTGTGTATTCGCTGGCGGTGGTGGACGCCACTGGCGCGTACGAGTACCTGCTCAACAAGGATGTGAACTTCATCCGGCAGGCATACCCAACGCCAACATCGACCGGCTTGCCCAAGTACTACGCCCTGTTTGGCCCCACCACAACCAACTCTGCGCCGCCCGTCATCACGAACGAGCTGTCGTTCATCTTGGGCCCAACCCCCGCTGCGGCGTATTCGGTTGAGCTCCACTACTATTACTACCCTGAGTCGATCAGCGTAGCTGCATCTGGCCAAACATGGCTGGGCGACAACTTTGACTCTGTGCTGCTGTATGGCGCTCTGGTCGAGGCGATCACGTTCATGAAGGGCGAAGCCGACATGGTGCAGTTGTACAACACCAAGTACACCGAGGCGCTTGCACTGGCCAAACGTCTGGGCGATGGCATGGAACGTCAGGACGCCTACCGCTCTGGGCAATACCGACAGGCGGTGACTTGATATGGCATTTGACCAAACCCTCACCACGAGCTTCAAGCAGGACATCCTGCTTGGGGTTCACGACCTTGAGACGGACGACATCAAGATGGCGTTGTTCTTGGCCACGGCCGACTTGGGTGCAGCCACCACGGTGTACACAACAACGGGCGAAACGTCCGGCACAGGCTACACCGCTGGCGGCAAGACGCTGACCGGCGTGACGGTTCTGACTGCGGATGAAACCGCTTATGTGGACTTTGCTGACCCTTCGTGGAACCCGGCCAACTTCACTGCCCGTGGGGCGCTGATCTACAACGCCAGCAAGAGCAACAAGGCGATTGCGGTCTTGGACTTCGGGTCGGACAAAACGACGACCACAACTTTCACGGTGCAGATGCCCGCTAACACAGCGACCAGTGCGCTGATTCGTATTTCCTAAAAGGAGTTTCCAATGAGTGCAGAAAAAGCAAAAGCTGGCGGCGTGTTCACCGTTCAGTGCTTCGACAAAGACGGCCAGCTGAAGTGGCAAGCCCAAGAACATAACCTCGTGGTCAACGTCGGCCTCAAGGACATGAACGAGAAGTATTTCACAGGTTCCAGCTACACCGCTGCTTGGTACTTGGGCCTGTACGGCGCTGCCGCGACCAACGACCCGGCTGCTGGCGACACCATGGCTTCGCACGCTGGTTGGACCGAGATCACTGCGTACTCCGAAGCCACGCGCCCCCAGTGCACCTTTGGCACTTCCACCACGGCTGACCCATCCGTTATCAGCAACTCCGCTTCTGTGGCAGTGTTCAGCGTCAACGGTACAGCTACGGTTGGCGGCGCGTTCCTGACGTCCAACAACACCAAGGGCGGCACCACAGGCATCCTGTTCTCTGCTGGTGACTTCCAGTCTCCCGGCGACCGCGCAGTTGTTTCTGGTGACACGCTCAACGTGACCTACCAATTCAGCCTCGACGCAGCGTAAGGGGCAGTGTGTTTGCAGGCTCTCCATTTGCCACCGCACCGTTTGCCGCTCTAAGCGGCAACGTGTATTTGATCGCGGTAAACGAGGGCGCTGCAGGCACTGACACCTACCGGGCACTGGCGGCTTTTCGGTCTTCTGTGGCCGAGTCAGCGACAGGAGCTGATGCGGTTTTGGCCCGGGTAGTTTTTGTTTCGCTGGTAGCTGAGAGCGGCGCAGGGGCGGATCAGGTTAGCACCAACTACAGTGTTCGCTCAGCTGTCTTTGAGTCGAGCGCGGGGTTTGACAGCGTCTTTGGCAACGCCGGGTTTGCCGTGCAGGTGCAGGAGTCAGCAGCAGGGCAGGATTCCGTAAGCAGCCGTCCCGAATACGCTGTTCAGGTGTTTGAGGGAGCCACAGGCGACGAGCTTGTTTCTGCGCTGGCGGACCTTACATCCATAGTGGCAGAGAGTTCGGCAGCAGCCGAGGCTCTGTTCTCGATCAAAGCCACGATGGCGTACGTCGCTGAAGGTGCGGTGGGTGGTGACACAGTGTCGGCCAACACGATTGTTTTGGTGAGCGTCGTTGAAGCGGCAACTGGCCAAGAGGTGGTGTCTGCTTCGGTGGATTTTGCATCCCTGATTGAAGAGTCGGGCGCAGGCACCGAGATCGTCCGCACCAAAGCGCTGTTTTCCGCCCTGCTCAGAGAGCTGGGTGTGGCCGCTGACAGTGTTCAGGGCCGCTTGCTTTGGGAAGTCATCAACGACAGCCAGTCCGTCACATGGCAAAATGTGAGCAGCGATCCGGGCACGACATGGCAAGTGATCGCCACGGCTGATAACCCCGGCTGGCAGATCATCAAAACACAGCCGTAAGGAAAGAACATGGCCCTCGTTGTAAAAGACCGCGTCAAGTCCAGCACCACCACAACAGGTACGGGCACCATCACGCTTGGCGCTGCAGCCGTCGGGTTTCAGGCGTTCTCCGTCATCGGGGACGGCAACACCACGTACTACACCATCGTTGACACCGTGAACGGCACATGGGAAGTGGGCATCGGCACATACACCTCGTCGGGCACAACGCTGTCCCGGGACACCGTGCTGGAGTCATCCAACTCGGGCTCTCTGGTGAACTTTGCCGCAGGCAGCAAGGACGTGTTTGTGGCTTACCCCGCAGAGCGGGCAGTCATCGGCGGCATGGGGTACGTGGAGAACGCAGCCACAGTGACGCAAAGCTCGACCATCAACGCAGGCAACAACGCCATCAGCGGCGGTCCTGTAACGATTGCAAGTGGCGTAACGGTAACAGTGCCATCGGGTTCCGTGTGGACCGTGGTGTAAAGGAAAAAACATGACTATTGTCTTGAACGGAACCACGGGCGTAAACCAAGAGGCAGTCGTTGGCGCGTCCGTCATGCCCGTAGGCACGACTGCGCAGCGTCCTGCTACACCTGTTGCCGGTATGCAGCGGTTTAATTCGGATTTGGGCGTGATGGAGTACT